GGCTAGAGCAACGGTTTTGTAAACCACCGCCTTTATGGCGGTTCTTTTTTATCTACATCACGAAAGTGGTGTTTTTTAATTTCCACGAGGTTATCAAACGCGTATCTGATAATCTCGTGCAGAATTAACAAACTGTACTATTACGATTACGTAAGCGACACCGTAAAAGAGCGTACGACGAAAATTATACAAGCGTGACAGATTGCTCAAGGTTCAGGCGTAACACGTGTAGAAGTTAGTATTTTAACAATTTGGAATTAGTGGGTAGCGTCGAGCGGTTTGATAGCCGCTAGCACATTTTTAATTCAGCTGGCGTTCGATGGGTTAAGTTTATTACAACTTTGTAGTTCTTGTTTATTTTTCGAACGCTCAGCGCTGCTCACTACAGGTCTCCCACACCTGCGCTGAAAAGTGGGCAGTATAAAGCAAAAACCGCTCAAAAGAGCGGCTACAAAGCCATTATATCAAATGGCAGATTGAGAGTAAATATGAAAATTAACGTAAAGCAAATTAGAGCGAGTTATCGCTTTGATTTCTTTGATAACGAGTGGTATTGCAACCACGACAATCTAGAAGTAATTCAGCCTTGCTGTTCTGGTAAAGAAGCGGAATGGTGCGGTTGCCAGGGTGAACCTGAGTTTTATTGTCCGAATCCTGACTGTGACGGAATTGAGGACGAAGTTGTAAACATATGCGCTAGAGAGGAGCTAATTCAATGTCTAGCGTAGAGAATAAAGAGAATAAAAAACAAAACAAGGAGAAGAAAATGAAAAAATTTAATATTGAAACTATCAAAACTATCATCATTACGATTTTAATTACAGGAATCGTCGCTTTTATTGGCGGTATGTACTACCAGAAAAATCAGACTGAACAAGTCAAAGCTGAAGCTGCGACAATCGTTAAAAACGTGAAAGTTGAAGTGTCAAAACAGTAGCAACGGAAAAGCGGCAACCGTTGCTACCACAAACTGCCGCAAAGGTTGAAGCCTCGCCTGCACCTCAAAAACCTGCTGTGGAGGCAGGGCGTGTAGGCGGCTGCGACAGGTTTCAACCTTTACTTGAAAAATACAACTGGGACGTGCGAATTATGAAAGCCATTATGCAAGCTGAGAGTTCGTGTAATGAAAACGCAACAGGCGATACAAGCCTGACTTTTACGCAAAACGGTCGAACATATGGTTATTCAGTTTCTCTGTTTCAGGTACGAATTTTACCTGGTCGAGAAGCTTGTGATTCTCACAACCCAGAAATAAATATTGACTGTGCTTATCATGTGTGGAAATCACAAGGTTATAAGGCTTGGTCAGTTTACACAAATGGAAGATATTTAAGATTTTTATAGAAAGGAGGCATAGATGAGTGAATTATA